TCAAGGCGGCTTCGGACCAGAATGACTTCCTGGAGGACTGCATTGCCGAAATGGCGGGCATTGTCTATGCGTAAGGTTCTCGCTAATTTAGCGTTAAACCTATATTTATTTTTAGAGAAAGGAGATCGTGAAATGATGGCTATGCTTTTCGCTCAGCGCGTCATTCTCGGCAAGACCGAGTTCGAGCAGGTGCCCAACAAGCTTAAGCAGCAGGTTGCGGACATCCTGATCAACGAGTGCGGTTTGCCCGAGCTGGTGACCGAGGAGTACGGTGGCACGAAGAAGGTCGAGGCCTAATTCACTCCGTAATGATCCTATCCGAATGAGATAGGGCAAAGAAAAAGAGGGGTTGCGCCATTCGCGACGTTTCCCCTCTCTTTTCTTTTTACAACGTCTATCTGAGCGGCGGATCGCGAAGGAAACATACACTTTTCTTTTTTCTTCCGTTTCTAAGAGATTAGCGTACGCGAAATAAACAGCTTCCTTAATGGAGGTGATATGAATGACTGAAGCTCATAAGATTAATGATGGTTTATATGTCGTGCCATTGGGAGATGGAAAAGTCCAACTTCGAACCTTAATCCAAAAGGATGAAGACAAAGAAGAATGGAGATGCGAAAATCTTTCAAGGCAAGATACGTATAAACTCATGTCATTCTTGCGAAATGAGGTTTTATATCTGTGCTAAGGAGGGCTCTAACAAGGGCTCTTCTTTTTCAACCGAACTAGCACGCGAAAAATACAATCACTATTATGGAAGAAAGGAATATACTTATATACAATTTATGGAGGTATTTATTATGAAGACGAATAAGAATATTATTGGAATGATTATTTCTTGGATCCTTATAGCAGTAGCAATGGCAACTATTATGGTTGGCACAGCATTGTATATGCTTGGTTTTGGTATTAGTATCAAAGATGGCATTTACAAAGAATGTACTAGCACATATGACTTGTTTACTTACCGCTATACGAATCTGGCATTTGATGACATCGTAATGTTTGAAGCGGCTAACGATAATGCGATTCTATTAGCAGCATATGGATATCATCCTTCTTCCGTAGAGATTAGAGGTTAACAACCTCTTTTCTCTTTTCAAATAGCACGCGAAATTTGCAACTTCTATAATGGAGATAATTCCAAAATTATATTTTATGGAGGTATTGAATTATGATGAAGAAGTATCGTGAATGGGCGGCTAAGCCGTATACCCGTGGAGACATGGTCACACAGACAAAGTGGGCTCTGATCATTACTTTGATCGGAGAAGCAATTCTGTGGACCTGGTACTACTGGGATACGATTTGCTGCTGGTTCGAGAGTGTCAAACTCAAGTTCAAGAAGCATAAGAATAATGAGAGTGATCTCTTTGAGGATGAGGGCTAACAAGCCCTCTTCTCTTTTAAGTTTGAATGTAGTAAGAACTTCACGCGAAATTTACAGCTCCTATTATGGAGAGAAGTATACTAAAATTTAATAATTTTAGGAGCGTGATATTATGATGATTCTTAGTGGCATTACTCTGGTCGCTGGCATTATTGCTATGACTATGATGGAAAATGAAAACAAGGAGTTCTAATGATAATGAAGCTATACAAATTAGTATACTTCTTTTCATTTTGTCCGTATTGGTCCTTAGGAGCAATATGGCGTGATATCACGCGAAAAAAACACATCCTTTTATGGAAGACAAAACACTACAGTTTATCAATAAAAGGAGAATTATGATGTATCGTCAGATGATTAACTTTATCGAATTAATGGTAGTCTCGTTGATGGCTCTTGTCGCAACAAGCATTAGCACATTAACTTGGTACCAGATTGTCGGTATGTTCTTCGCTGCTATATTCATGTTGTTCATCGGCATTGAATTGGAGTGTGGAGAAAACAAAGAGGAGGAGCTCTAACAAGGGCTTCTCTTTTTCTTCTTACGCGAAATTTACAATCTACTTTATGGAGGTGATATGAATGATCCTATTCACAATTTTACTCTGCGGTATCATTGCATTGGCGGTGGTCACGGCGTTAATCGTCTTGACTGGCGGAACAGTGTTTATGCTCATCGCAGGAGATTTAATCGTGTGTATCGCGATTTTTTACGCACTGTTCAAAAGGAAAAAGAGGTCCTGACAAGGCCTCTTTCCTTTCACGCAATTTTTGCAAGTTGTATTATGGGGAAACCTAAATTATATTTTGGAGGTATTTGACATGAAGACAATTCTTGGTGTGACGACTGGTTTGCTGGTTGGCGTAGCTCTCGGTATTGCTGGAGCTGCAGTATTATGCGCGAGCGATCATCACTTCATGAAGTTCTTCGCAGAGACTTGCGGTTATAATTATCAGGAATCCGAAGAGGATGAGGCCAAGTAAGGCCTCTTCTCTTTATTTTTGAAAGGAGTAAAGCACAATGAAATTCAATTGGAAAAAGGAAATTTGTCTGGCACAGCGATGGTTAAAGCGTAATGGCTCAACCGTCTCGTCTCTTGCGGCATCATTAGGTGTCATTGCGACGGGATATTTCGGTTGGAAAGCGCACGATGATTATACGATGTGTCCAGCCGATCCAACACCAGAAGAAACTGCAAAGATATTCTGGAAACCCGCCGTATCTGCTACCGGAACCATCGCTTGTATTTGGTTGGGGCATGGTTTGGACCAGAAGCAGATTGCGGCTATGACTGCGGCTTATGTCGCTCTTCGAAAATCGTATCAGGAGTATCGTGACGAAATCCGATCGACAAACCCGGAACTCGATAAAATGGCGCGAGAAAATATTGCTCGTTCTCATTGGGATAAGACCTACCCGAATGAGGATGAACTCTATTGGGACGCTATCTCGGAACGATACTTCACAGCAAGTCCGCTCGTTGTTGAAAAAGCAAAGTACAATCTCAATAAGCTCTTCCAGCAAACCGGCGTTGTGACCATCAATGATTTCTACGGATTTCTCGGAATCGATAAAGTCCCTGGCGGCGATGAACGCGGTTGGGATGTTGGCATGTTCGATGCTATCGTATCTATGTGTCTGGAGGATTACTGGATTGACTTTATGGACGAGGAACCCTATGAGATCGATGATGGAGAGGGTGGTACCGTGAAAGTCACAGCAATTGAGACTCAGTTCTATCCGGTTCCGCTTCATTGATATCCGCAAAATTTGCAAGACCTATTATGGAAAGGAGGTAAGACCAGATGACAAAGAAATGGAATGTGCTTGCTAACATCGGCCTCGCTTGTACGGCGCTTCTCAGTATCATTACTGGGATCATCGAACAGCGACAGATGGAGGAGCAGATCCGTGAAACTGTCGACGAGGTTCTCGCCGAACGCCAAAATGAAGAGGGCTAACAAGCTCTCTTCGCTTTTGAAAGGAGAAACAAATGAAGAAAATCCCTATGAAAACCATCACTAATTCGATCAAGGTCTATATGACCAAGCATAGTCCGGAAATCCTGACCGGCATTGGAATTGGAGGATTCCTTACGACCATCGGCATGACGATAAAAATCGCACCGAGAGCCAAAGCGGAAATTGAGGATGCAGAGTACTATGCAGACAAGTACAACGAGCCGATTCGTACGCGCGATCGTGTGAAGATCTATGCAAAGAACTATTGGCCCGTTGCATTGTCTACTGGTCTCAGTACCGCTTGTATCGTGATGGGTAATCGCCAGCAGCATAAACGCAACGCTGCTCTTGCGGCCGCTTATACCATTTCACAGGAGACGCTGAAGGACTATCAGTCTGCTATCACCGAGTCTCTGGATGAGAAAAAGGCAAACGAGATTCGTGAGAAGGTCTCACAGAAGACATCGGAGCGGGTTAACGTAAACGATCAGGAGATCCCATATGTTCCTTCGGGGAAGAGTCTCTATTTCGATCGCTGGTCCGGACGATATTTCGTATCGGATCGAGAGACATTGCGTGAGATCTGTAACAATCTCTCCCGGCAGATGCTGGGCGATATGTACATAACGCTCAATGATGTCTATGACGCCATCGATTTGGACCGCATTCCGTTCGGTAATGATATCGGATGGGATGTCAACAAGTCGTTCATCGAACCGATGTTCAGTTCAAAGCTCACTGAGAAGGGAGAACCCTGCGTTGTGTTCGACTATGCAACACAGCCGGAAGTTCTCAAATAAAGCACGCGAAATTTACAAGATGTATTATGGAGAAATCCACAACAAAATTTTTATGGAGGTATTCTAAAATGGAAGAGAACAATGTTGTCATGGAGAACGAGGAGCTCGAGACCGAAACGGTTCCGGCGGAAGAAACCTATGATGAGTCCAATGGTGGCAGCACCCTGATCGGTGTCGCAATCGGCGTGGCAGGAACTCTTGGAGCCCAGTGGCTTTACAAGAAGGCCCTCAAGCCGCTTGGTGGCAAGATCAAGGATGGCATCGAGGCTCACAAGGCTAAGAAGCTGGCCAAGAAGGCGAGCAAGGCGGACACCGGCAACGACTCTGCTGAGGAGTAATCCAAGCAAGTTGTGATTCGACGAGCGTTGAGACCTAACAAGGTCTCTTCGCTTTTCATTTTTGGAGGTTGTATGAACGAATATCGATATAAGGGTCCAGTCCGGAACTTGTTTGGTGATATCCGAAAGTCGTCATGGGATTCTGTGACGATGGCTGTTAGCAAAGAGAAGGCGCTGTCGAATCTCTGCTATCGATATTCGGTCATCAATCATTGCCCGGTTTGGGAAGTCAAGCTAAACCCAAAATACCTCACTATGGTGAGAGAAGGAGTGTAACAATGGCAGAATACCCGAACAACTCAAATGCCGCACGGAATGAGACGCCGGAGAGCCCGAAAAAGGAGATCAATAAGGTCTCTTTATCTGCCCCGGCAAAGACAAAGAAACGTTCTCCATTAAGCAAAATCGGAGACAACATTCTCTCCGATGATCGCGGAAGTATTGGCAGTCATATCTGGAATGACGTTGCTGTCCCGATGCTGAAGGACTTCTTTGCCAATTCTCTGACGGATGCGGTCAACATTATATTCTACGGTTCGACTCGTCGAGGTGACCGGCGACCCGGAGGAACCTATGTCAGTTATCGTACGGACTATGGTTCCTACAGTCGCGATCCCAGACGAGATGATCCTCCTCAGAGAAGAAGCGCCTATGACTTCGATGAGTTCTCGTTCCGAACTCGTCGAGATGCGGAAGGTGTCCTGGATGAGCTCGACAACATCCTGAGACGGTATAAGATCGTTTCTGTCGCGGACTTCTATGAGGTGGTCGATCAGACGCCTCCGTTTACAGCACACCGTTATGGTTGGACAGATCTGCGTCAGGCAGACATCGCAAGTGGCCGTGATGGCTATTATATTCGTATGCCGAAGCCTGCGCCGCTGGATTAAAGGAGTGACCATATCATGATCACGACGAAAAAGGAATTCTATAGCGATCCGTCAACGTTATATTTGGTGAAATCCCGCATCGAGACGCTAAAGCGTATGGCGGACCGTTATGGACGTATCACAGTGCATGATGTCCAACTGATATTCGGTAAACTCGATGGCGATTGGACGACTTTGGACGCCGTCTCACATGGATGGAACAATACACGATTCTTCATCCCGGTTTGGCTGAAAGATGGATGGTATGTTATCATGCCGGATCCTAAGAAATTTTAAGAAAGGGTAAAAGCACAATGAAACTCTCTACGAAGGCTATTGCGAACAGCGCAAAGTCTATATTTTATCGCTCCAAGTTCTTCATTCAGAAGAATTCTCCGCAGATTCTTACGGGTGCCGGTATTGCACTCGGCATTACGTCCACGGTTATGGCCTGCAAGGCAACCCTTAAGGTCACGGAAGTCGTGGAATATCATGAGACCATGAAGCAGAACATCGAAGATTCTGTCGGGGGTAAGCTGGAAGATGGTGGCACCTACACCCGTGAGCTGGCGGATGCGGATCAGAAGATCCTTGTCCGTATGACCGCATGGAAGGTCATCAAGCTCTATGCTCCGGCCGTGGGCGTTGGTGCTCTCGGCATCACGTCAATCCTCTATGGTCACAAGATCCTCTCCAAGCGTAATGCATCTCTGGCGGCTGCCTATCAGCTTCTCGATAAGGGATTCAAGGAGTATCGTCAGAACGTCCGTGATCGCTACGGAGATGAGGTCGACAAAGAGCTTCGCTACGGCCTCGTGAAGGAGAAGGTCGAAGAGGAGACTGTCGATCCCGAAACTGGTAAAAAGAAGAAGACCAAGAAAGAGGTTACCGTTCTTCCGGATGGCCGTGTTCCTTCGGTATACGCTCGCATTTTCGATGAGCTCAATGACAATTGGGAGAAGGATTCTGAATTGAATCTCTTCTTCATCAATGGTCAGCTCAACTACTGGAATCATATTCTCCAGACAAGAGGATATGTATTCCTGAATGAAGTCTATAAGGCTCTCGGATTTGATCCGACGAAGGCCGGTCAGCATGTGGGTTGGTACTACGATGCCAAGAACCCCAAGGCTGACAATTATATCGACTTCGGTATCTATGATGTAAATCGTCGCGGCGCTTCTGAGTTTGTCAATGGTATGGAGCGCAGCGTGATTCTCGACTTCAATGTTCAGGGTCCTATCGACTCTCTGATCGGCGAAGAAATCTAACATAAGGAGGCCCCGTTATGGGACACATTAGAAAAAGTCTGCGTGAATGGTTTGTATCTGGTTTGGTTGGATTGGCGTTAGGGCTCGTGATTGGCTCTAGCGCCACCACCATGCACGAGTTGGTAACCTACGAGGAGCCAATACCCGAACCGGTTCCAATGCAGACCGAAGAAGTGGCAATGCCCGAAGCCCCTCTCTCAGCGGCTGATTTATATTTGGAAGCACCTAGATTCGTTGGGCTCGAGAACTACAGTGAGTATGAGATCGAGATGTTGACACGAGTCACGTATGCCGAGGCAGGAAACCAATCGGAATACGGTCAACGTTTAGTCGTCGATACGATACTAAATCGAGTGGACAGCGAACGCTTTGCCGGGGATGATATTTTGTCGATCATTACCGCAAAGAACCAATTCGACTGTGTCACCACCGGAGCAATTTATTGCTATCCGGAATGGGACTCGGTTCGTTGGTTGGTGATGGAAGAATTGTGTGATCGGACGAATTCGGACGTTATCGCATTTCGAACTAATCGATACCATAACTGGGCAACGCCAGCCTTTAAAGAAGGCGACCACTATTTCTCGATTTGAGGAAGGAATGATATTGATGAAGGCAAGACTGAAGAAACTCTGGAAAGGAGTTAAGCATGCCATGGAGCAGTTTGTCGATACGGCCCGCGAAATTTTAACGGGTAAGAATTCTCGTTTCGTTGCGGCTTGTATTTTCGGAGGAATTAGTGTTGGACTCTTTGCGTCCTGCTATATCCCTCAGCCGATTTAAGGAGGTAAACGATGAAAAACGTTATTTGGTTCGCTCTCGGTGCCATCGTTGGTGCTGCAGGCGGATATTACTATGCCTATCGTAAGGCAGAAGCTCGTGCTGATGAAGAAATCGACGAGATGCGCGAGTATTATCGCGATAAGATCAATGCAATGGCGGACAATGAGGAGCAGTCTGACTCCAATCCGGAAAAGGAATCCTCTCCTCTGGAGCATGTCGTGGAGCAGCGTAAGTCTGTCGAAGAGGAGATCACCGAGGCTTACGAGAAGCGCCGTGTCAATTACGGCAAATTCTTCACTCCGCTCAACGCTCCTCCTCAGGAACGGGGCGATATCGAGCAGGATCCTTACAAGGATAAGGAGATGAACGCTTACGGCGGAATCTACCTCATCGCTCCGGAGGAATTCGGTCGAGAAGACGGATACTCGGAAGTCAGTCTAACCTGGTATGAGGGCGATAAGGTCCTTGCCGACGAAGAGGACGATCCGGTCGACAACATCTCCGAGGCCATCGGTGAAGTCTTCATGGGCCACTTCGGTGATTTCCAGGAAGGCGTCTGTCACGTACGTAACGAGAATACGATGACTGACTACGAGATCACTCTGGATGAGCGTTCCTATGATGCGATCTATCCGGAGCGTCATATTCACGAGCTGGAGGTTGACGAGTAAATGACCAGAGCTGATGCACTGCACGAGCGTTACTTCCAGTGGATGTGCGGTCTCGTGATGGGTGATCAGCAGTATTCAAGGAATCTATCGTATGAGAAACTCATGCGTCATTTAGATGCTCGAGCATTCACATGGATCATCCCAATGGATGAATATAGAGCGCGACATGGCGTAGATTTGCGGTATGATTTCGGTTATGAAAATCACTATCCGGATCGTACAATAGAGCATTTGCTTGATATTCGAGAGTGTTCTATTCTGGAAATGATGGTAGCCCTTGCCAGAACATGTGAGGAGCGAATTATGGAAGATGACACGGTCGGTAATCGAACCGGTCAATGGTTTTGGAATATGATTGTTTCTCTTGGGCTTGGTTCAATGAGCGATAGCCGATACAATGAGAGAGAAGTCGATCGTATTCTTGATATTTTCCTTAATCGCACTTACGATGCTAACGGACGAGGAGGACTATTCACAATTGAAGATTGTCCCTACGATCTTCGAGCTGTGGACATCTGGTATCAGATGATGTGGTACCTGAATACGATTTTGTAAAGGAGACACCAACATGGATGAAAAAAAGATGGCCGAAGAATTCGCCAAGATTTGGAAGGCCGTAGGCGAGAACAGCGGTGCGATTATTGAGACCAATAAGGATCTCAAAACGTTGGCCAGTTGGCATACGTCGCTCGCTCGTCACTACAATCATCACATTGATATTTTCAATAAGAATGTCGATGTAATGAACCAGAATTTTCGCATGCTTCAAAAGTATGCGAAGCGTCAGAACATCGCTATTCTCGCCGGTATCGGCGGATTCCTATATCTCTGTAAGAAGATCCGGAAACTGGAGGACGCTACAAAGAAGGAGTAAGGCATGGATTTCTTGATGGTCGCCACCAGATGTCCTAGAGGTGGAGGCATTGAGGTATATCCGAAATTCATCGTCTCGAAATCAAACGATTTGATGATTCGAGGCGGCGCGTTCTATGCGATTTGGGATGAAGAAAAGCGTCTGTGGTCGACTGATGAATACGATGCGGTCCGCTTAATTGATGCAGAACTTGACCAATTTGTCAAGGACAACTATCCCAATACGCCTGGAATCCGAGTTCTTCATCTATGGGACTCGGAAACGCGCATGATCGACCGGTTTCACACATTCTGTCAAAGGGATATGCGAGATTCGTTCCATATGCTCGATGAGAAATTGATATTTACCAATACCGATGTCAAGAAGCGAGACTATGCATCAAAGAAACTCCCGTATCCCTTAGAGGATGGTGAATGCCCGAGTTATGACAAACTCATGTCTACTCTGTATGATCCAGAAGAGCGACATAAGCTCGAATGGGCAATCGGAGCAATTGTATCTGGTGACTCCAAGACAATCCAGAAATTCGAGGTGTTGTATGGTCCAGCGGGTAGCGGTAAATCAACCGTTATCAACATCATACAGCAACTATTTGAAGGATACTATGCGGTATTTGATGCAAAAGCATTGGGTAGTGCAAATGCAGCCTTTGCTCTGGAATCATTTAAAACCAATCCGTTGGTAGCCATTCAGCATGATGGCGATTTATCTCGAATCGAAGACAATACTCGACTGAACAGTGTCGTTTCTCACGAACTTATGACAGTGAATGAGAAATTTAAGTCTGCCTATTCGAGTAAATTCAAAGCATTCCTATTCATGGGAACCAATAAACCCGTAAAGATCACAGACGCGAAGTCTGGTCTCATTCGACGACTTATCGACGTATCTCCGTCCGGTCGTAAGGTTCCCACACGAGAATACAATCAGCTTGTCAAGCAGGTTGAATTCGAATTGGGTGCTATTGCCACACGCTGTTTAAATGTCTATATGGAGTCTCCTGGATATTATGACGGATATGTACCGACCTCCATGCTTGATGAAAGTAATGACTTCTACAACTTTGTTGCAGATTCGTACTTTATATTCAAGAAAGAGCCTTCTACGTCCCTCAAACAAGCTTGGGAGATGTATAAGACCTATTGCGAGGAAGCAAAAATGCAATTCCTGCTCAATAAGCGTAACTTCAAATCCGAGATGAAGAACTATTTCGAAGAGTATTACGATCGAACCGCTCCGGAAGGAAAAGAACCGTTCACCTTCTATGGGTTTAAGATCGAGAAATTCGACTCCATCACTACCGCAGAGAAGCCGGAAAAGAAGAAGAAAAACGCTGAACCGGACGAATCGTGGTTGAAGTTCCGTGAGCAACCGTCTATCTTTGACATGGAATGCAAGGATTGCTTCGCGCAATATGCGAGCGATAACGAGACACCTATGAAAAAGTGGTCAGATGTTCGAGTAACACTGAAAGATGTCGATACACATCGTCTTCATTATGTGAGAGTGCCAATCTATCACATCGTGATCGACTTTGATATTCCGGACCAAGATGGAAAGAAGTGCTTCGAGAAGAATTTGGAAGCCGCTAGTAAGTGGCCTCAGACGTATGCAGAACTCTCTAAGTCTGGAGCCGGAATTCACCTCCATTATATTTATACAGGAGATCCGGAGAAGCTGAGTGCGGTCTATGAGGACCATGTGGAAATCAAGGTATTTTCGGGCCTGAGTAGCTTGCGAAGAAAGTTGACAAAGTGCAACAACCTTCCGATTGCAAGCCTGAGTTCGGGCTTGCCGTTGAAAGGAGATGGTAAAGTGATCAACTTCGAAGGAGTGAAATCAGAGAAGGAACTGAGAACCAAGATCCGCAGAAACCTCAACAAGGAGTATCACGCGGCGACAAAGCCTTCTGTTGATTTCATCTACAAAATCCTGGAAGATGCCTACAATAGCGGACTTCACTATGATGTGACGGACATGCGAAATGCGGTCCTCGCATTCGCGGCCAACAGCACCAATCAGGCGAATTATTGCATCAAGCTTGTCAACAAGATGCGATTTAAGTCTGAAGAACCCTCTAAGCCTGGAGAAGACGGTGACCAGCCAATCGTATTCTACGATGTGGAAGTATTCCCGAATCTCTTTTTGGTGAACTGGAAGGTGCAAGGTGCTGGTAAGCAGGTTGTCCGCATGATCAACCCCAAGCCAAAAGAGATCGAGGAACTCATCAAGTTCAAGTTGGTTGGATTCAACTGCCGTCGTTACGATAACCACATTCTCTATGCTCGTATGATTGGATATTCGAATGAGCAGCTCTATACGCTCTCGCAGAGGATTATTAACGGCTCTCCGAATGCGATGTTTGGAGAAGCGTATAATATCTCTTACACGGATGTCTATGATTACTGCGCAAAGAAGCAGAGCTTGAAGAAGTGGGAAATCGAGCTTGGCATCCACCATCAGGAGCTTGGTCTTCCTTGGGACAAGCCGGTTCCGGAAGAACTTTGGCCGAAGGTTGCTGAATACTGCGATAATGACGTTATTGCAACGGAAGCGGTCTGGGATCACACGCAAGGCGACTTTGCAGCACGTAAGATTCTGGCACAGATCGCCAAGATGACCGTTAATGATACGACCAACCAGCTCACTACCAGAATTATATTTGGTACGAACAAACATCCGCAGGACGCCTTCAATTATCGCGATATGGGTGATGTTTCGCAGGTCTATGATGAGTTTGCGGACGTTCCCTTTACGATGGAGAAGGAGTTTGATGACTTCACGGTATTCGACAAGCAGGGTCGACCGATATTCCCTGGCTACAAATACAAAAACGGGAAATCGAGCTATCGTGACGTCGACGATGTCGGTGAGGGTGGTCGTGTCTCTGCAAAGCCTGGTATGTATGGGTTTATCGCACTGCTTGATATTGCATCCATGCATCCCAGTTCGGCAATTGCAGAAAAGATATTTGGTGAAGTCTATACGCAGAGGTTTAAGGATCTGAAAGACGCTCGTGTGGCGATTAAGCATGAGGATTGGGACACCGGTCGAGTCATTCTCGGCGGTGCTCTTGCGCCCTTTATTGATCAGTTGGTTGCGGGCACAGCCGACTTCACGAAGGATGATCTCACGCAAGCTCTGAAGATCGCGATCAACTCTGTGTATGGTCTGACTGCCGCGAACTTCGACAATCCGTTCCACGATCCTCGTAATAAGGACAACATCGTGGCGAAGCGCGGTGCCCTGTTCATGATCAATCTCGAGCATGAGGTAGAGAAGCGTGGCTATACGGTTGCTCATATTAAGACGGATTCGATTAAGATTCCGGATGCGGATCTGCACATTATCGAGTTCGTTCAGCGATATGGCAAGATGTATGGCTATGACTTCGAGCACGAGGCAACGTATGAGCGTATGTGTCTCGTCAACAATGCTGTGTATATTGCTCGCTATGCGACAGTAGAGCAGTGTTGCGACCTTTATGGCGAGGATTACGTCATGAGCAAGAAAGATATTTGCAAGGACAATAAGAAGCATCCTGGTCAGTGGACTGCTACTGGTACTCAGTTTGCTGTTCCGTACGTCTTCAAGACCCTCTTCACACACGAGAACATTGTATTTGAGGACATGTGCGAGACAAAGTCCGTGCAAACAGCACTCTATCTGGACTTCAATGAGAATCTGCCGGATGTGAGTCAGTATGAGTTGGTTCGATCTCTTCGATTTAAGGATCCCGAGAAGTTAACGAGATCGGAGCAGCGTCTACTGGACGAATTCGCATCTCTTACGGACGAAATGCTTCGTGAGAAGATTGCGGAAGGACACAATTACCAGTTTGTTGGTCGTGTTGGTCAATTCACACCGATTAAGGATGGTGCTGGTGGTGCTATCCTTCTTCGTGAGGACGCCAATAAGATGAAGAAGACTGGTGAACAGGAATTCGCCTCTGCTACTGGTGCCGATGGCTATCGATGGATGGAATCCGAGATGGTTAAGGTGAATCACAAAGAGGCAGACATTGATCGAACCTACTATGATTATCTTGTCAGCAATGCTCGCTATGAGATCGCACAGTATGGTGACGTCGAGTGGTTTGTTTCGGACGATCCTTATACACCGGAGCGCATTCATCCTTGGGAGACTGCTGAGGACGATGCCAAGATATTCGCCGTAAGGTAGTTCACGCGAAATAAACAACTCCTGTAATGGAGGTGATATGAATGAAATCTATTGTTCTATATGGATTGAAATCAGAAAAGGAAGCCTATCAGTGTACTCGTTACGAGATTCTCGGATGCGAGCGTATGAGCGTGACAGATTTACTGTTCACAGCAAGTGATTTTGCAGACCATTATGGGGTCAGCATCGTCTATGCCGTGAATGATAGTCACAACCTACGCGACAATTACAGAGAGGCGATTCGCGAGGGTCACACCGAGCAGGATTCCATAGACTTCAAACTGTACCTGGAGCAAGTAGGCGTTCGTGTCTATTGACCAAATAAGAGAGATCTAGATATTCTAGGTCTCTCAACTTTTGAAATTTTGAAAGGAGATTCGTCATGGCTAACCGTGTCGAAAGAATTCTCGAGATCCCCAATGCACACATTTTCTATCGCAATTTCTCTGGCGTAGAGAAGAAGTACAATCCGGCCGGCAACCGAAACTTCTGCGTGGAAATTCCGGAAGATGCAATGGTTGACGATGTTCCTCTTTACCAGGTTCTTCTGGAAGAGGGCTGGAATGTTCGCCTGATGCCTCCTCGTAATGAGGGTGATGCACCGATGCATTATATTCAGGTGAATGTCAGCTACAAGAACGTTCCTCCGAACATCTGGATGATCGCTGGTCGTCGTAAGACTCGCCTGGATGAAGGTAGCGTCGATTCTCTCGATTATGCCGAGATCAAGACCGTTGATCTGGTGATCAATCCCTACAACTGGGAGCCGGGTCGAGTTAAGGCCTACCTCAAGACGATGTATATCGAGATCGTGCAGGATGCATTTGCAGACAAATGGGCGGCCCTCGAAGGACCGGATATGTAAGGAGGTGCTGACGTGGTTTACTATGAAAACAAGTATACCAATCACATTTTCGACGACAATGCCCTGAAGTTTGCCAAGGAAGTCTACGGCGATCAAGTCGATCAAGACATTGAGTGTGGATATTTGCGTAAGCTCGATACCGAGCCGGATTGCGTAACCCTGATTCGCAGAGCGTCCTTCTCTACGGCAGTTCGCCGTTATATGGAACTCAACAATGTCGGCTACAAGGAAGCCCAGGCGGGTGTTCGTAAGATCGTCGACACGATGAGCGGCACCAAGAAGAAGCACAAGCACGCCAAGAAGAACAAGGAGGAAAAGAAGAATGTCTGATCGTAAGTTCGTTCGTAATGCTCTCCGCCTGGAGGCTCGTCATAAGGGTGTCAAGGAAAGCGCCTATGTCCGTAAGAGCTGGAATGAGCTCCAGATCGAGAAGATCGGCGCCACGGCTCGTAAGATTCATCAGGCTATCGGCACGGCACCTCGCCGTCTTTGGAAGTTCCGTATTCAGAGCGTTGTCGAGGGCTAATCCCGCGAAATAAACAGCCTCTGTTATGGAAGGAGTTGATATTATGTTGAAATGGTGGATCAAATTCAAGAATGAATGGCTCGATTATATCATACTTGGTATACTCGGACTAGCACTTGTGTGTTGGTTTAACATGGATAACATTATCGCAGCAACAGGACGTTGAGACCTAGTTTGGTCTCTTCGTTCTTCGCGATTTTTACAACTCCTATAATGGAGGTGAATATATGAAATGGTTAACTGAGTTTTTAGACAGAGTTGCAGAATTCCTGGTAACGGGACTGATCTGTACGATTCTGGCTGGAATGTGGGTTTACGTATTGTTGTATATGTAATCTCATAGAGGAGAGATCTGGATATTCTAGGTCTCTCCTTTTTATGCTCCCTTAGCTCAGTTGGTTAGAGCAGTCGGCTCATAACCGAACGGTCCCGGGTTCGAATCCCCGAGGGAGCACCATCCATATTTTTAAAAAGGAGGAAGCGCATATGGCTGAGAACAAGAAGGAGGTTTACTTCAATTACTTTTGTTGTAGTTGCAAGTATGCTCCGAGAAAGGAATCGAAAGATCCTTGTAACGATTGTCTGAACCAGCCCTGGAACACGGACAGTCACAAACCGGTCAATTATGAGGAGGCGAAGTAATGGAAAGCGATTATCTGTCTTATCCGCACCGTTGCCGTAACTGTGAGTATGCCGATGAGCTCAAAAACTACAAAGCCGGCATTACAACCTATAAGTGCGAGAAAACGGGACTCATTGTCGAAGGAAGTCGAATCCCGGAATGCTATGCGTGCACATTCTTTAAGGAGCGAGTCGTATGAAAGCAAAAGAATATTATGAGAAGTATCAGAGCAGCATTTTCATTGAACTGAAGAACAAGAAAGTCGACCCGATTCAGGAACTGGTGGCAGAGCTCTATAACGAGACGATCCAGCTGATTGCGAATTCGAAGTCGCATGCCGATTCGGCGGTCGTTGGAATTTGCAAGCAACAGTGCCAGAAATTCGATCGCATTGCAGAACTATTTGAACGCGATTACGGACGTCGGATTCTGAAAAAAGGCGGTTTCAACACCACCCTTATGAAGCGAATTCCTGAATTGGAGGGTAAGCTATGATCATCCGAGCGATTAAGATCAATGAGGATGGATTCTGCGAGAAGTGTCCGTATCAGGAAACCCAGGATACACCGAGTCGATCTACGTGCATTTCCTGTCGAATGAAGGAGAAGGATCCTCGACTCATCCTTTCGGAATTCGGAGTTGCTTCATATCTAGGCGGTAAGTATCTCGTGTGTTGTGATAATGCCGGTTATATCAGCTACGAACTCCCCGAAAATCTTCGAGTGATGATTGTCGAAAAATGATTCGAGGAAATCTAACCGATTATCAGCTCGAGGCAATCGGAAAGATGTTCAACGGATGCATCCTCAATGGCGGTGTTGGTAGTGGTAAATCCAGAACATCCATTGCATACTATTATATTCGTAATGGTGGGCAATTGGAAAAGGAAAAAGATCCCGGGATGAAAAATCCGAAAGATCTTTACATTATCACGACTGCCAAAAAGCGAGATACATGTGAATGGGAAGCAGAGTTTCCGTATTTCTTAATGTCAACTGATCCGGAAGTGAGTCGATATAAGAATAAGATCGTCATTGATTCATGGAACAACATACATAAGTATGAAACCGTGAGCGATGCCTTTTTTATATTTGATGAGCAACGATTGGTCGGAACCGGAGCTTGGGCAAAGTCATTCCAAAAGATCGTTAAACGGAATGAGTGGATATTGCTTACTGCCACTAGCGGAGATCAATGGACAGACTATGCTCAGGTGTTTATTGCCAATGGATATTTCCGAAACATTACGGAATTTCGGAATAATCATGTCGTCTATAATCACCACGTTGACTTTCCGCAGATCGATCGCTACATCAACGAGGGTCGACTCATTCGACTTCGAAACCATTTGCTCATTCCAATGGATTTTGAACGCGAAACCGTACGTCATAACCAGGATATTCACGTCTCCTATGATGCGGTCGCGTACCATGATATTTGGAAAAATCGTTGGAATTATGAGAAAAATGAGCCGATGAAGTCTGCTTCGGAAGTCTGTTTTGCAGTGCGGAAGCTTGTAAACTCTGATGTATCCCGTCAAATTGCGGTATTGGAGCTCTTTGAGGATCATCCGCGAATGATCATCTTCTATAGCTTCGATTACGAGCTTGATATTCTGAAAGGACTATTTGAAAATGTGGAGTTTTGTGATACCGCTGAATGGAACGGGCATAAGCACCAGCCCATACCAGAAAGCAGCTCCTGGGTCTACTTGGTACAATATACTGCTGGATGCGAAGGTTGGAATTGTATCAAGACGGACACCATTGTATTCTACTCTCAGACCTACTCTTATAAAGTGCTCGAACAGGCCAGGGGTCGAATTGACCGACTCAATACGCCTTTCCGGGACCTATATTACTATCACCTTAAATCCAGAGCTGGAATTGATTTAGCAATTTCACAAGCTCTAGCGAAAAAGAAGACCTTTAATGAAGGTCAGTTCTTTGAAAGGAGAACAAAAAATGCTCTATAACTTCATTCAGATTCTAATCGCGTTGTCGGCATTGGCAGCAGTATTGAGTCTCATATGGATTTCTCAGTCGGCCATCGATGATAAGCCGATCATTCTTTTGACAGTCACAGCATGCAGCTGTATCATTGCGTTTGCGCTCACGATCGTTTGGGCAGGAGGTTGGGTTGGATGAGTCAGGTTATTGTCAATATTATCGTCGCCATTCTGGGTATGGCAATTGGATTTACTGTCTGTTCTAAGGTGGTTGCAAATGGTTTATTCCAGAAATTCTATTCTGGATTCCTGAATGTGACGATCGACCCTGAGGACGGGCAAGTCTATATGTCACTTGGACTGGATAAGCAGCCAAAAGATATTTGCAAATCCGAATTCGCTCTCTTCTGCATCAATAAAATCGACCCTTCCAAAGAGGACACGCAAAATAAACAAACTCCTTAATGGAGGTAACTCTAATATTTGAAAGGAGAGAAATTATGGAGGATAAACGTAATTTGCTGGAGGATCAGATTGAGGCACATCTGAAGAAGATGAAGACCTTTGATCCCGGAAGCGAAGAGATGGGAAAGGCAACAAGGGAGCTTGATACTCTGTATAAGCTTGCTCAGGAGGCGGATGCTGATAAGAGGAAGGCTCTTGCTGAGGATGAAGAGGTTGTTCGGAATGAACGCCGATTCGAACTCGAGCAGGAGAAGTTCGCATATCAGAAGAAGCAGGATCGAGTTAAGTCTGGTATTGAGATCGGCGGTTTGTTGCTCGGAACCGGAACGAGCATCTGGGCATTCGTAAAGGGCATGAAGTTCGAAATGGATGGCGTCTTCAAGACGACCACGGTTAAGAACGTGTTCAACAAAATTCTGAAGTTCAAGTAACCCAGTTACAACCGAAGGGGATAGACCAAACAAGGTCTATTCCTTTTTTGGTTGGATTGCGGTTGGATATTTTAAAGGAGGTTTTTGAAAAAATGTTTGGATGGTGCTATGGGTTCACAATCGACAAGGATGCTCCACCTATCACGAAACCGAACCTCATCACCGGTGAAGGACGAGCTCGTGTTCGTGGACTGGACAAAGTCGAAGCGAATCATAAGAAGCATCTTCGCAAGAAGACAAAAATGGCGAAAACATCGAAAAGGAGAAATCGGACATGAAAGTTGTGTTTCGTCCACACTGCAATAACTGTGGCTACGAATTTCAAGAATTGCAGGGTGTAACCGTCGCCAGTGAGCTAAGCGGGAATAATCTCAAGAAATCAGCATCTTCTCGCGAAACAATATTTGAGCCATCACATTGCCCGAAATGTCATGAGCCAATTGAGGCGATTGTATATTTCTCAGAGGATAATGGCGGGCTCATCTTCAACTATTCAAAGTCATTCACCGATCAATATGCGGAGGATTTAAAAATATGAAAGGAGAATTCGGATGCTGATCATCGAAAATGACACGGACAAGAAACGATGTATGGCCATCTTTGGTAATAACGAGTTCGTTCTGACAAAGAAAGAAGTTTTGGCACTTCTTGAAGGAAAAGTACTTGGAGATCCGAATTTCGAGGAATATGGGACCTTTATCACAATGAAAAAGGAGGAATAGGACATGACCATAATCTTCCGTCCACATTGTGGGAACTGTGGATATACATTTGAGGGGCTTCATGGAACGACAGCAAAAGAATCACCCTTTGGTCCAGAGTTTGATCCACCTTATTGCCCACAATGCAAGGAACCTATTAAGAATATTATCTATTTCGTGAGTCATTGTGATAAAAAATCCTTCGATTATAGTAAGGAATCTGCTGATAATTACGCAAAGGAGCTCGAAAAGAACTATGAAACACGATAAAATCATTCTTTTAGTCGGTCGTTCCGGCTCAGGCAAGTCTACAGTGGCGGATATTCTCAGTCGCCAGTACGGACGGTCTATCCTTCCTTCTTACACAACGCGTCCGAAGCGCTTTGAAAAGGAGGAGGGCCACATTTTCGTCAACAACATGTTCTACGAGAAAGTCTCTCGCTCGAGAGATATTGTGGCATACACCTACTTCGATAAGCATCACTACTGGGCGACAACGCAGCAGGTCAATGAGAATGATATTTACATCATTGATCCGGACGGCGTCGCATTCTTCCGCTCTCATTATTGGGGGCCGAAGCAGATCGTCGTTATCTGGTTGGATTGCGGTTGGATTTCTGCAGCAAGTCGTATGGCCGCGCAGGGTCGCTCTCAGGATGAGATCGAAAGACGGATTACGAATGACAATGTTGTGTTCTTTGATCCGGCCCTCGTTGGCCCGAATGTGATCCTGCATACGGAAAATCATTCTCCGGAAGAGATCGCTGCACAAATCGAGGGGGTTCTCGAGACATGATCAAACTGGATATTCATGACTACTGCAATGATTGTGACGGATTTGAGCCGGTCTTCACGCCTGGTGACAAACTCTATCACGACTGCAATACGGAACCAGTTCGGACGGATGGAATTGTCCGTTGTCGCTATCACAAACGTTGTGCTTCCATTGAGAAGTACCTGACCAAGAAATTGCCATGTCAATCTTAACATTTGTTCCTTGTGTGACACCATTTGTAGAGTGTCGCAACTGCGATAATTTCGCACCGATTGTTCGTATGTGTCTTGTAGACAGCGGACTAGATGGGCCAACGCCTTGCAAGTCACGATATATGTTCATGGAATGTCGAAATCGACAGCAGTGTCGAACTGCTATGGAAGGAGATATTCATGAAGAAGACGAAGAGTAGACTGCCAAAATGACTACGTTTGTCTTCGAAGTGGGTACGGACGATCCGTGCGAGGTTTATATCTTAATCGATAGTATCAAGCGGGTCTATGAAACTCCGGAGATTGCTAGAGCTGTTGTAGATGGACAGAATAGCACTCCGGGAAGAAATTTATGATAAGGAGAAAAGAAAAATGATGAATAACGCTACTTTCAGAGCAAATATGGAGAACGCAGTAAATACGGCAAATGCTGAGTGCAGCATGCCGACCCGGGAACCTGGTATCCAGGACCTTCTCGCTCATTTGGGTGATATCGCGAAGGAAAACCGAGGCCTCAGCTATCGGATTCGAGAGAATCTCTTTGGCCAGATTCCGACCGAGGGTAATTCTTGTGAGAGTACCATCAGTTGTGCAAAGGATGCCATCGAGGATGCTATCGCGCGACTTGTCGAAGCAAATGATATTCTTTGCTATATCAACGATCATATGTAAAGGAGAAAAGCAAAATGATCTTTTGGTTAGTTTTATTATTAATCGTCGTTTGCCTGCGGTTCTGTGATCGTTCGTGGCTGTTCATCACGATCGCTTTTATAAGTCTCGTTGCATCCATCGTGATGTTGGTTGTCATCATTGTCAACAACACCAACGTCGATGCATATGTCGCGGAGAATCAGATGCGATATGAGATGCTGGTGTATCAATATGAAAATGATATTTACGACAACGACAACGACCTCGGAAAGCGCGATCTTATGGAAGATATTCAAGAATGGAACGAGGATCTTGCGTATTATCGTGAGGCGCAGGATGATTTCTGGGTCGGTATCTTCTATCCGAACGTTTATGACCAATTTGAATTCATCGAATTGAAGTAAAGGAGAAGGACATGAACTACATCATTAATCCGAGCTGGTTCTATTGGCTGGGCGTTGTTAATTCCATGCGTGGCTTTATGCTCGTTGCATTCATCGTGGCCGTCATTATCGTTGGCGTGGCGCTGATCGTCATTCCGGTGAATGTAAAATTGATTCAGGACTATCCCAGTATAAGTGATGACGAAAGAAAAGCTGTTCGATTCTTCACAAAGGCACTGAAAGTCGCAATCGGCGTGTGTATCGTTGCCGGCTTGTTCTTAGTGTTTGTTCCTTCTAAGGAAACGCTCATCGAAATGATGGTCGCTAAGCAAGCCACCTATGAAAACGCCACCTGGACAGTTGATGCGTTAAAGAGTGCCGTGGATTACGTCGTTCAAGCTATTCAGAGTCTGAAGTAAAGGAGGAAAGAAAAATGATCCTTAAATCAATCCACGACTTCATTCGCCGCTTTACACATTCTCGAGAATGGTGCCATGAAGAAATGCAAAAGCGAGGCTCAGTCGGCCCAAAGGGATGCCCGGGTTTGGTTGGTGGAGATTACGAGACTGATTTTCTGCAATACAAATGCATTGGGTGTCCATATATCAATCCTGAGGTATATTGTATGCATCCGGTGAGCAGCAAATGACCGGGCCCGAACGAGACAAACTCATCGAGGAGAATCTACAACTCGTCTGGTATGTCATGGCCCATTATTATCCAAGTACAATCAATTCGCCAGAGCGAGAGGACTTCTTCCAGATCGGTTGCATCGGATTGATATTTGCCGCCAATAATTATGAACCTGGTTCTGTCAAGTTCAGCACATTTGCGGCAAGGAATATTCAATGCCGACTCAGAAATGAACTCCAAAGTCGTTATTCTCAATGTCGTACCGGTGAGACTTGCTCATTAGATGCGCCCATTCAAGAGTTTGCAGATGGAACCATAGATATTCTCGGTACGATCTCCGATGAACGTTGGAATCCAGATCATCAGGTTTACGATCTAGAGAAGTTTGAATCGACTCTCACGGAAGCCCAGCGAGCGATATTTAAGCTGATGGTCGACGGGTTTAGTCAATCACAGATCGCTGAGAAACTCGGATGCTCTCATCAAAACGTCGCTCAAAAGATAGACCGTATCCGGTGTGAGTTCGCTGAATTCTATAATTCTCCCGAATGGTATACGGGAAAACTCAAAACCAAACATGAAAGGAAGACCTAGGAAAATGATTGACTTTATCACAAAACTGGAAGCGCTTTTCGTCCAGTGCGATGTGGACTGGACTATCGACTACAATCCTGTTGACAAGCATTACTACGTAACAATTGACGGCGACACGGTTCGCCTAGAAAAGGTGGTTCACAATGCTTAACGTAACAAACACAGAAGTCTTTGGCTGGCAGGCTGCAATCCGTGGAATGCGGAATCCTAAAAACAGCTGGGATAAGAGTGATAGTGGATGGCATGGTGAATTTATTTATGCAACGGGTATGCCGATCGTGGATGTTGGTCCCAATGATCTTACCCTCATGAAGAAACTCATCGCCGCAGGCTCTGACCACAGTAAATTCATGTGGATGATCCACGTCCAGTGTGACTGGGAGGCACCTCTCTACTGGTGGAAAGAAGTCGCGACGGTCCGGAACTCCTGCAGTACGATGCATAAGATCATGGAACACGAGTTTACTCTGGATATATTCGCGCATGAGCATCTTAAAAGTCGTGCCTTAAACACACTTGAAGATACCATCGACGAGCTCAATTATTGGCGAGAGTATTATTTGTCAATCGTTGGGCAAAACGTTCCTGGAGCAGATACAAAAGCAAAAGAAATCTGGTGGCAGATCATTCAGCTTCTCCCCTCCAGCTACCTGCAAAAAGCCACGATGGATTTCAACTATGCTGTTCTACGCAACATGTATCATGCTCGTAAGGCTCATAAGCAGGATGAGTGGCGGGAGGACTTCTGTAACTGGGTCAAGACACTCCCATATTCTGAGCTGATCACCATGACCAAGAAAGAACTACTGGAGAGCATTAAGGAAGAATAATGGCCCAGAGGACGGCCTAGAAAGGACAAGAAAAATGGGGTTCATCAATCTTCATAAACCACTGATGGATTTGATTCCGAACGATTATAAGCTTTGTATCGATCGAGATTTCGGTTACACCATTTTAACACTTCGTCATGGGGATCGTACACAATGCTGTCGGATTCGTTCAGATGAGGAACCTACGGATGAAAACTTAAAAGCCGCCATTATATTTATGGTAGAGCAAATGAAAAGGGAGGAATAACGATGTTGTGGATAATCATCGCCATTGTTGCAATGTCCGCCTGTCTGTACGTTCTCGGCTATTGTGCGGCGAAGCTTGACTCTTTAAAGAAATTCAAGAAGGCTATGGACAAAATTCATGCTGACGCTCTAAATCGAGACCTATCCGATGAGTATCAGCGTGGTCATGCATGGGGGCTTCTTCATGCCCTCAAGATGATTCAGGAAAGCGATATGTTTTAAGGAGGAATAACGATGCTGTGCAAAAACTGTGTTCACAAAAACGTATGTCGATACAAGACGGAGTTCGAGAATCTGAAAAATGAGATCACTAAGTACACTCCGACATGGGCGCCGAATCGCTACGTTATCAATATTGAATGCAAGAATTACAGTAGAGATGCTGCAACAATTCTTGCTGAGGCCTTAAAAGCAAAGGAGGAAAATTAATGTCTATTCGTATTGATTATCTTACCAATGGTAAGAAAGCGCTATATTGCGTGAGAAACGCCGGTGTTACGCCAAGCACATATGAAACTTACGAGAAACTCGAGGATATTCCTGAGTCCATTCGTCACTATGTTCCAAAGGGTGGACCTGAGATGATAACTCCGGATATCGCTCAGTTCCTTGGTTTTGGACCGGATTTATTTCCGGAATATGAGAATAAATGCATGTATAATGGGCTTCGCTCAATGGCCTGTATTGGTCCTGGTTGCGGGAAAATTGGAGACGGTAATCCCACGCATTGCGCTTATTGGATTGAAAATAAGGAGAATTGATATGGACGTGATATTAATCATGCTCGGGATTATTTTTGGTGTAGGTCTCTTAACGATTGTTGGATGCTTCCTCTACTATTATGAGGAGGACAAGAAGCTTGATCGTGAGGCAGCGCACAACCTTGAATACATCAGAAACCTTCGAGCACAGCAATGGTGTAATGATGTCATCGGTCGAGCATTAGACGATGTTCTATTTTGGAATAATCTCGCTGAGATTTATCTAGATGCTAATTTGTACTATGATTGTGCGATATGTCTAAGTATGGCCGAGGATATTTTGGAGGGTATCACTGGTCGGTCTGATAGGACACCCTTTTATATTCCAAGAGGATCTAAAGTCGGTTAAAACGGCATTAGATATCTAAGGTCCTTTAAAAGGATCTAAGATGGGTAAAACCCATAACAGATATTTGAAAGGAGTAACTATGGAAACTAGAATTGAAACTTGGAACGGGTATGATATCCGTTTTGTAAACCTGGATGGAGACTGGTATGCAGTTCTCAAGGATATTTGCGATGTACTTGGTCTTCGCACGGATAAAGTCGCTACTCGCATTCCTCCCGAGTGTATGGAGCGAATTGCAGTGACATCTGACCCCCTTTCAAGGGTGGATAGATATGAGCGGGATCATGTCAAGACGATTACTCGTCAAATGATCGGCCAAGATATCGGGCGTCGCCCAGGACAAAACCTTACGAGACATATGCTCGTCATCAATGAATCTGGTATCTATGAAGCGCTCTTCGCTTCTCGCAAACTGGAGGCTCGTAAATTCAGACAGTGGACGGCCGGAGTTCTGGGGAAACTTCGGAAGACCGTTGGCCTGGAGGGCTATGAAGTGCTGAGGATGACTGATCCGGACGTGCAATCCCAGATCGATTATATTCTCGATTCTCTTTACTATGATGAGGAGACTGGGAAGGTTATGCGATCTATCACGGTTGCCGGCGGAGACGTTGAGCAGGAGGAATTCCTGTGACAAGGAAAGAGTGGATCGAAAAGAATCTTCCGGCATACATCGATAGTAATGCCGGTGGTGGTGTGGTCGGTTGTCCTAGTACTTATCATAAGCTCGTCAGAATTGATCCGAGTGTGCTTGCAGGCTGCAAGAAGAACAACGGAATCACCACTTGCACGGAATGTTGGAATATGAAGCTGAATGTTAAGGAAGAAAGGAAAAAGACTATGACTCGTCGTGAATTTGTAATTAAAAACTACGGCAAGGAGGTTGCAGACATCGCTATCGCCTGCGGAATTCATGGTTGTCCTGGTCATTATCCGAAGCTTGTCGCACTTGATCCTTCATGTAACGCATTATGTGCTGGACAACCAAGCAGCAAAGACAACGGCCTCACTTGTACGGAATGCTGGAATGCACCGATTTCTGAGATGCAGAACGATGAAATCCCTATGCCGGTCGTTGGCGGACGGTTTTGGACATTTGTTCAAGAGAATGTTTCTTTCAACGCCAATCTCCTGGTGGTCGGAAGTTTTGTTATCGTCGCGTTGATGAGGGCCAATGCTGAAATCCGCGTGGTTGCAAAGGATGAGACGTTGGATCTGGAATACATTTTCTTCTATGATCCGGAAAAGAAGTCCATCCGAAAGCTTCCGAAAGATTGGGCCCTCGAAAAGAAGTATCCCGAAATCGATTTCTCGATTTACTGGGATGAAGAGTCCATGAATAGGGCAAAATGCGGGATCGTCACGGACCGCGAATACACAAACCAGTATATTCTGCTGACAAAAGCAGACAACAAGAAAGGAGAATGACTATGACTCGTCGTGAATTTGTAATCAAGAACTATGGCGAGAATGTTGTGGACGATGGTGTCTTCGGCGGAATCCAGGGCTGTCCTGCTCACTATAAGAAGCTTGTCGAGGCTGATAAGTCCATTACTTCGGGGACAGCCTATGGTGCCTGCATCATGAAACCCGGTCTGCTCACCAATGAAGTCTGCGCCAAATGCTGGAATCAGGAGATTCCGGGAACGAAGAAAACCCGCCCGAATGGATTCCGGCTGGAAAAGAAGGAAAAAGCCGTGGAGGAACCTGAACTTTCCGTAAAAGAAGCCATCGATCGGGGTACTTGCGATTGTGATACCTGCGCTCATCAGGATCTTTGTCGATTCGAATGCCAGTTTCGTGGGATGACAAAAGAGATGTACAGGCATTGTATCGAGGAGACGGTGCGATACAGTCTCCCGGAACTTGGCATTCAGATGCGGCCGCTTCATTGTAAGCGATATGAGCCAACTCCGACTATTGAGGCATTGGATACTGCGGTATTCCAGCTGAAAGCACAGCACCTGACCGATGAGCTGATTCGAAAGATCTTCGACGAAGAGCCCAAGGAGAACAAGTAATGGATATTATGAGTCGCGTATTCCTCGTCAATGAGGTTATGTTATATCCTCCTTCAGAACGACGGAAACTCATTTACATTCACTCCAAACTGGTCACTTCTATCGAGGCCGACTTTACTCGCCAGTGCAAGATATTTGTTGCTGGCCTTGGCGGAGTGGAGGAAGAGTGTCGATTTGTTTGGGACTCAAATGCCCATCAATACCGGATGGTCGATAAATGGAATCAGCTGAGCACGACGCCGGTATTCCAAAGTTATGCCGAAGCTCGTAATTGGGCGGAAGCACGAATGAAGGAAGCCATTGCAGAGGGCTACATCGTGGCATTTCCGGAACGTAAGACAACCAAGAAACAGCCAAATCCACCAACGTGGAATCGAAAGGAGTAATCCCATGACCCCTTGTGACAATTGCATCCATTTCCCGATTTGTAACATTCGGGAAGACTATCGTCAGCTGCTCGTTGATGCTGAGCCGTTGAAGAAGAAAAACCCAGCATTTGAAGTCACGGCCAACTGTAAGTATTTCCGAATCAATTATAAGAAGACCGAACCGGAAACAACCCCGAGCACGATTAATATCAATCTACCGTCCATAAGAGGAAACGAGGAGATGAATAGCTTATGATGGACATGATGGAGTACCGGCATAAAGCGATGGCCTATTTAGGCCCTCTCCCGGCCTTCTCAACGCTTGCTGGTGAAGAGGAGATCTATGGCATAGGTTCGGAAGGCACTCCGGTTAAAGTGTGCTCTAAGAGGCTTCTGGAGGCTGTTATGGGGCTTAACGGAGAGGCCGGAGAATGCCAGGAAATCGTCAAAAAGGCTATGTTCCACGGCCATGAACTCGACATTGAGGCTCTTTTGCTAGAAGCAGGGGACGTTCTCTGGTATCTCACCGAGCTCTGTAATGAACTCGGGATCAGTGTGGACACCATCGCTAAGCTCAATCTGCAGAAACTGAAAAATCGGTATCCGGACGGTTTCACACACGAAGCCAGCCGTGAAAGAAAGGAGTAACATATGATCACTTTATTGTTAGCTATCGCTCTAGGCTTGGTCCTCTTGGCGGAAATCATAGACGGTTCTACGAACAAATTCGGTTTTCTCGCCGTTGTTCCTGGCGTTCTGGGTGCCGTATTCGCCATTATATTTGGCATCTGGACTCTTTGGAACATCATCACTGTCGCTTCCGGATTCGGCATTCAAGAGAAAATTGAAATCTACGAAGAGCAGAATGCACAAATCGAGGAGTCCATTGACGCAGCGGTTAGGGCCTATTGCGAGCATGAGCAAATCACCTATGTACAGATGTCGGACGGCGCCGTTGCACTTGTTGCGGCTGCCTATCCAGAGCTTGCGAGTAGTGAGCTTGTCAAAACACAAATGGAGGTTTGGACGTCCAATACCCATGAATTGAAGAAAATGACGTCCAAGCTTGTTGATTTCAACAAAGCTCGCTATTTCTTATATTTCGGAGGTGAGTTAAGTTGACTTATTGGCACGTTGAAATTACATTAGAAGGCGATCAGCATTACACTGTCAAAATGCCGAAAACGAGTCCCGATCAGAAGGTGACAGATGTTATTCAGCAGATCTGTAATTTTGGCTATCCGGTATTTGCGGACTCAGAAACGGAATACACGGTCCTCAACTCAAAGAAGATCATCCGCATGGAAATCGAAGAGGTAACCGAATGATCAAATACTTCTTAATTGGCAATCTGATCCTCTCCATTTTGTGCCTTGCATACCATTTCATCCAATTCACGAACTCCGATGAGAAGACAGAGCCGATCTATTACGAGAAATTGCTCCTTGAATTCGGCTATTTCTTCGCTTGTCTCGTCATTTTAGTCTTTTCCCTTCTCTTTGGTTGGATTTAACAACCCACATTTTTGATATTTTGGAGGTTTTATCATGAAAGATTTCATTTGCTTGCTGCTTTTTGGTCCCTTCTGGCTGATCTACAAGCTCTGTCGGTGGCTTGGGAGACACTGATATGAACAAATACCAGAGAAGAGAGTCTCGAATGATTAAACGGATGCACAATGACGTTGATTTGATTGGGATGCCATTCGATTTTGATCATTATAAGGCTTTTCGTCGTGGTATTCGAAAAACGGCTCGAATGCTTATTAAAGCGAATAACGAAGCCCATAAAAAAGCCTGGTCAATTGAGGTGAAAAAATGAACAAATACCAGAAAAAAGAAGCTCGAGACATCCATAGAATGATTGCATATTATCCAATTCGATATCAAATGGGTGCAAAATACAAAATTGTAAGGCGAAATTTTCGAAAAACGGCTCGAATTCTCTCAAAGCGGAACAAGCAAGCCCATAAAGAGGCGATGAGAGGCATGGATTTGGCAAATGGACGTGACCAAACGGCTTATATTCGCCACGATTTATTCAATACCATTTGCATTGCCCAGCCAATTGAGGTGAAAAATGAGTAAATTTGGAGATAATTTGGCTCGGCGACGAGAAGAAAGAGGCATGACACAGCGCGAATTGGCTGAGATTTCGGGCGTTCCGAAGGGTTCTATCGGCAATTATGAGGCAGGACATTACCTCCCGCGCATCGGAAATATACTAAAACTTGCGAAGGTTTTGGGAAAGGAAATCGTTGTGAAGGAGGATAGTCATGATTAGTAGAGAGCAACTTGGTTTACTGTTTGCAAATAAACGATTAAAGCTGAAGTTGACCCAGGCGACTGTAGCGAAACGTGTTCATGTGAACGAGCGTACGCTTCGAAACTGGGAATCTGGTAAAGCGGTTCCGAATCTGTTCGATGGGCTTCGTTGCTGTAAAGTACTTAATATTAATCCGATGGATTTGCTTAATCGCTATTAAGTGCTGAGAAGAAGAGGGGGACGCTGAGAAATCACGTCCTCTTCTTTTTTGAAAAATATAGGAAAAAAGCCCTGCTTAGAAGCTGTATATAGACTGCATATAGACTGCATATAGACTGATACGGACGGCAATATTATTCCTATTTATTTTTAGGAAAAACTATGCCGGAAATTTAAGGAAAAACTATGCCGTATTTTAAAGGTGTTTTTTAACCTTAAAAGGGCCAAAAAGGGGCCAGCGAAAAAAGTGGCCAAATTTAAGGAATAGTTTACCCTTAAATTTTAGGCATAGTTATTCCTTTTCTTTTGGTTGGATAAAAGGCAAAAAACCCAGTAATATCAGGGGTTTGCGGGTTTTTGATGAGGAATAATGTTGCTGGTGATTTTCATTTTTTACTTTCACAACCCTATTACGCGTAGAGAATAAAACATTATATAGTAATATAGCTTGTGAAAAAGTTTTTGCGATTTTTGGGGTATTATTTTGAGAAATTTTACACAAAAACTTTACACAAAATGAGGCGGAAAAGATATTCCGCGCGAAAAAAACATGGTATTTAATGGGAGGAGAAGGGAAATGTGTCCGATTTAAGTAAGACACACACCATTCAGACTCTTTAAAGTTTTAAGAGAGGAGGAACTCACTTGGCAAAGGAAAGAGACTTTCAAGCAAAACTGATCAAGGAAATCATGACTCGGTTTCCTGGAGCACTTGCTTTCAAGGTCGAAACCTACATACAAGGATTTCCCGATCTCTTAGTTCTTTATGGCAAGCATTGGGCAGCGCTCGAGTGTAAAAGAGGGGCACGCGCAGCGCATCGTCCGAATCAGGACTATTGGGTGACCTTTCTCAATAAAATGTCCTTTGCTGCCTTTATCTCACCGGAGAACAAAGAGGAGGTACTGCATGATCTTCAACGATCATTCAAAACTCATAGGACAGCACGCATTCCTCGGAGCAAGCAAGTACCACTGGCTCAATTACAACGACGAAAAGCTAGCTAATAGTTTCTTTAACTATCGCGCTTCTGAAGAAGGTACGAAGCTTCACGAGTTTGCGGCGCTGTGTATCAAGCTAAATCAAAAGTTGGCAAGATCAAAGAAGACTTTGAATCTTTATGTCAACGATGCTATCGGATTTCGCATGTCACCGGAGCAAGTTCTGTACTATTCGGAATACTGCTTTGGGACTGCGGATGCAATTTCATTTCGTGATGACTTTCTACGAATTCACGATTTGAAAACAGGCGTTACTCCGACTCACATGGAACAGCTTATGATATATGCTGCTCTTTTCTGTTTGGAGTACGATGTGAGTCCGTTTGATATTGGGATGGAACTTCGAATCTATCAGAACGATGATTGTCAAATTTGCATACCTGATCCGAATGATATTCGCGCAATCATGAATCTCATCGTGAGGTTTGATAAACAGCTTCGAAAACTCGATAAACAAGGAGGCTAACCATGGATATTTATGATCCCGTTCTCGGAGATCCTATTCTTGACGGGGATGCCTCCATCGAGGCGGAAATTCTAGCCCATTATGGCGTTAAGCGAAGATCTGGGCGCTATAAGTGGGGTTCTGGTGAAATTCCTTATCAACATGAACCCTGGTTCCAGGGAACGGCAGATGCTATGCTGGCTCGTGGTGAAAAGCCTACGATTCTAGATGCAGAGAAAGCATTTCTGAAGCGTGTGGATGAGCTTCGAGCACAGGGATGGGATCCGTCTGGCGATAATATTCGTAAAGAGTTTAACATGAGCTCTACGGATTATCGTGCTTTCTATCAGCTCTCTCAGCATGAGCAGCGTCGAGCAGAAGCCGAACGAGCGAAACAACTTCGAGCAGAAGGCAAATCTCTTCAAGAGATTACGGATATTATGGGTTACAAGAATGACTCATCGATTCGTACCCTATTGGATGAGAAAGTCGGTGCTCGTGCAAATCAGGCCATCAGCACGGCTGAAGTTCTGAAAGAGGAACTCAAGTCCAAACCATATTTGGATGTCGGTGCTGGCGTTGAGCGAGAGCTCGGTGTCTCTTCTGGCAAGCTGAATGAGGCACTTACTATGCTGGAGCTTGAAGGATACGAAGTTCACGGTGTGGGCGTTCCTCAGGTAACAAACCCTGGTAAACAAACAACAATAAAAGTTCTTTGTAAGCCCGGAACAACGATCGGTGACGCCTATGCAAATCGTGATGATATTCAGCAGGTAAAAGACTACCATTCGGAAGATGGCGGATTCAATTACTTCAAGCGTGAATATCCAGCAAGCATTGCCTCCGATCGAATCAAGATCAATTACGGCGATCAAGGTGGCACATCGAAAGATGGTGTCATTGAGATTCGTCCTGGTGTCGAAGACTTGAACCTTGGGCAGTCTCATTATGCTCAGGTTCGTATTATGGTTGATGGAACCCATTATCTGAAAGGCATGGCCATGTATTCGGATAATATTCCTGATGGCTATGACATTGTCTTTAACACTAACAAGAGTTCCAACAAAAGTAAGATGGATGTGCTTAAAAAGATTCAGGATGATCCTGACAATCCTTTTGGTGCAACCATCAAGGCCAATGGTCAGTCTCATTATGTCGGGAAAGACGGCAAAGAACATCTCTCCGCAATTAATAAACTGAAAGAAGAAGGAGATTGGCAAGGTCAGTCGATTAACTTATCTTCTCAGTTTCTTTCCAAACAGCCGATGTCTTTAATCAAGAGGCAACTCAATCTTACTTATGCTGATCTTGATGATCAGTATCAAGAAATCATGGATTATACGAATCCTACGATTAAGAGAAAGCTTCTTCTCGATTTTGCAAACTCTTGTGACTCTGCCGCTGTACATCTGAAGGCTGCTGCTCTTCCGAGACAGAAGAACCAAGTCATCTTGCCGATCGATGAACTCAAAGACAATGAGGTCTATGCCCCGAACTATAAGAATGGCGAACGCGTTGTGCTGATTCGTTATCCTCATGGTGGAACGTTCGAGATCCCTGAGCTGGTTGTCAACAATAAGAACCCCACTGCTAAGAAAGCATTGGGTAATGCAATCGATGCAGTCGGTATCAACTCCAAGGTCGCAGAACGTTTGTCGGGCGCAGACTTTGATGGCGATCAAGTAACCGTCATTCCTGTCAACGATAAGGTTAAAGTCAAGACCAGTCGTCCGTTAAAGGAATTGGAAGGCTTTGATCCTAAGACTGCTTACTCAACAGAAGGCAAGACTGGCGTTAGGTTAATGAAAGAATCCCAGAAGCAAAAGCAAATGGGTATTGTTTCTAACTTAATCACAGACATGACTCTGAAGAATGCACCTCCTGAAGAGATCGCTATGGCTGTTAAGCATAGTATGGTAGTCATCGATGCTGTCAAGCATAAGCTGGACTACAGGCAGTCTGAGAAGGACAATCATATCGAAGAACTGAAACAGAAGTGGCAGACTCGATACGATGAGAATGGTGAACTTAAGACAGGCGGAGCTTCTACACTTCTCTCTCGTCGTAAGCAAACCGTTCGAGTGCCTGAGCGTAGAGGTTCGGGTCGCATCAATCCTGAGACTGGCGAAGTAGAGTACAAAGAATCCGGTCGTACTTACTACGACAAAAAGAGTGGAAAGATTGTTCCTGCTACGATCGAAGTATCACAGACTCTTTACACTAAGGATGTGAACGACCTATCGTCAGGTACCCCCCAGGAAAACGCCTATGCGGACTACGCCAACAAAGTAAAGGCCCTAGGTAATCGAGCTCGACTTTCGTACCTGTCTACAGAAAAGCTTGAGCGTTCTCCTGAAGCTGCTCAAAAGTATTCTTCTGAGGTGCAGAGTCTTAACGATAAGATCGATAAGGCTGCCCGTAACGCCCCTAAAGAGAGGCAGGCCCAAATCAATGCCAATGCTGTTGTGAAGGCAAAGGTTGAGGCTAACCCCGATCTCTATACAGAGAAGAAGGCATATAAGAAGCTTAAGCAGAATTCAATTAACGATGCTCGCGCTGATGTCGGTGCAAACGGTAAAGGAACTCGGTTCACCATCACTGACAAAGAATGGGAAGCCATTCAGGCAGGTGCCGTTAGCGACAGTAAACTCATGCAAATTCTTAGGTATACCGATCAAGATGCCCTTAAGGCTCGTGCTATGCCTAAGACTACCACTCAGTTGAGTGATACCAAGGTTCAGAAGATTAAATCTATGTCTGCGAGTGGATACACCAATGCTGAAATAGCCGAAGCTCTTGGTGTTTCTACATCAACGATTAATAACTACATCAAATGATGTGTTGAAATGAGGTGAATTTCGACTAAATGAGAGTTGTTGCTTTGTCTACAAAAGACAATCCTTTCAATCCAATTACTCAATTCGATGATTGGTATCGTTTTGACATGGACAAAGGTTATTCTTCTTGTTCTTATTTGGCTCGAATCACGAATTCTTCTGAATCTAATAACGAAGCTGCTAATGTTGACGATGTTGAGTCGGCTATCGATGAGATCATCAAGTATGATCCGTTTGATCGTTACATTAAGGTTGTCGAAGAAGTTCAAGAAGATTCGAATTCCGAGTCTACAAATGAACAAACGTAACTTCTTTACTGTGTCTTCTCGATCATTCCTGCTTTCATTCTAAGAATTAGAAAGGACAATTAAATGACTTTTCATGTTGTCTTTGACTTTGTTTCGAACAAAAAAGAAATAAATGGGGTCAAATATAATATAAAAAGCATATGGGGGGTCACGAAAATATCAACCCCCCTCCCATGT